GTGTAATTTAAATGCCATTAGGCGCTTAAAATTAAACATAAAATATATATTTATACTCCCTATTTCATGTTTTATAAAATAAAGAGCGCGCCTTAAAACTAGTTATTATTTATCTAAAATAATAACTAGACCCAATCATTGGCATTCGATTGATTGGTAACCCGTTAGGGTATACTGTGCCTATTGTTAAAGGATGTAACAAACTATTTCTGCACACTATCGAAGGTGCTGAATTTGAGTATGTTAATATCGTTTTTTCAGGAGCAAAAACCTGGAAACCTAAACGGGCTTCATCGTTCAAACCTATAAAAGGTATTATGTTCACTTGGGAATAGGCGGTGCCATCAAAACTGGCATTATAATTAATATAAACCACGCCTAAATCGTTCTCTGGATCGTTCGCATTAGCGTACCATTTCAGCGAGTTCCCTACAAAGTTAAAGGGGTTCATGTTTGGTATGGCCATTTCCAGCACGAAGCTGGAACCTGGTCTGCCAACAATTGTAGTCCCTCCACTATTGTAGGGTCTTGTATAATCCTGCATTTCAATCTGCGGAGCAGTATATGATTTAACTGCAGGATCATAAGTCATACCCGCCAAAAAGCTCGCCAAGGCATTCGGATCTGTAGGAACTGCATTCGACATAGGATACCTTCTCAAATATAAATTGTTAATAACGTGACTACTAGGGGGCACAAACATGGCTCCGGCATTCGCAACGCCCGATATTTTAAACTTTAATTTTAAGCCTCCGGACATTCCCAAATAAAGTGAGTGAAATGCATGAAACATGTCTGCGTTAGCAAACTTCTTAACTAAAAGATTTAAGTCAAAAGCAACCACGTTCTTAACGGCTGTGGGTGTTACTGTTACTGTTGTTTGAGGATACATAAATCTCATGTAATCCCTTACAGAGGTATTCGGTCTAAAAGCCATTTTAATGTTTTCATCACTAGGCACCGTTTTATTCAGTAAAGGATCTTGTGAATTTGAAGTAATTAAAGCATTGGTGCCTTCTGCCGTTTCCATTGACTCGGCTTGAAAAAGACCATCACTTTCCACTACCTCTATGAATTCACTAGACTGGAGTTTGATGTTATCCCCCACGCTCAATTTAGGACCCCTCGTGATACTATAATATTTACTACTGCTGTTATGCGTAGCTACATTCAAGTTTCGCAAGGTTTCTAAAGGAACGCCGGTTATAAACGAAATATCTTCCCATCTATCCCCCTCTTGCACTAAATACGTCGATGATTTCTCACCTGCAAATTTAGCTTTTCTCTCTTCCAGTATGTTCTGTCTCACAGTCCTATTGTCCAAAATTCTGCCCGAGTGAGATCCGTCGCTATTAATTTCGTAAATCCCTAATTCATTCTGGAAAAAGTTAGGAATTCCTGGGTAAGTTGGTGGTGGTCCTTCTTTGATACTTATAGGGTCTAAAGCATATCCACTGAACTCTAAGTCTTCCGCACCCGATATGTACACATTAAATGTCACACTGGTAGGTACGTTTGAATTATATGTCAACGGTTGTACTAGGTAGCCATACGCAACACCGTGAGATATCGCGTTATAAGCATAATCCTTCGTACACTCTAATTGTCTCACATGCGAATTAAACTTTAAATCTATAGTCTGTATTTGGCCTCCTGCTGAAAACTCTAACGTATCTGTATTAATGTTGTGTATATTACTATACGCTGGTACAAGGGCGTTAGCTGAGTTAATACATGCATCCGTGCATGCATAATTCTTCAAAACTATAAGTTTACAGAAATGAAAATTAGTACAAACGGCCTGTATATGCATCTTTAATCCACCTCGCCATTGTCGCGAGGCTTCGTAAATAGTTCTAAGGGGTGAATAGTAAGTGGTGTTGGCAAAGCCTGCTGGTGCGGAGGCTTCAACCATTGGGGTCATAGGATAAGCGAAGAGATTTTTACCGGTAGTATCGGTAGATAATACACTAAACTTTCCTACAAAAACGGGTTTGGAAGTTAAAAATTTCAAGTCCATCTCATCTTGTTCTGTTCTGAAGTAATAATCATCATACACTCTACTAAATTGCGCATGATTGTCTAAAACTTCTAAATGTACTGGTTGGTCTACGTTATTGGGAAAGTTTCTAAAAGTGGCTAACATTCTGCTGTCTACGCTAGGAGCGTTCGGATTGTGAAACCCTGTTAGCTCTTTTATCATACCTCTACCATAATCAATCAAATCTCCTGCAACTACCTTCAAGCCGGAAGAAGTGTCATCCAAAATTTTGGTTGGTATTTTCCATAAATTGGATAAAAAGCCTTCTGGTTGAAAAACATTAAAATCTTCCTCTGGTAACTTCTCTTTACTCTGCGCTTGCCATGACATGGCACCTACTTTCGGTACGTAAAATTGAGCATCTTTAAAAATGTTGTGTACCGAAATGGATATGGTGGTTGACGAACCAGTGGCTACTGTCAAACCATCCATAACAAAAAACACTAAATCAAAAACGTCTTGTCCAAAATAACTTGAGGATATAACCTTATTGTTATCAAGAACGTTCGGCGCCTGGGTACGATATAATGTACTGGGCGTATACATTGGACACTCCAAACACACAGATGTGGATTCGGTAGCGTTCAAAAATACGTGCGGAGCCGATAAAATTTGGTTAGGATTTATAACAGCCGGAGCACCCGTAGGCACTGCAGCTACCAAAATCAAACCCTGGTGCATCGGTGTCCCTGACACCTGTAACATACAACACATCTTTGCCTGAAAGTATGTGGACGCTTCAAATGGTACCCTAGCTAAAGGGTTAGACATAATACATGATGGAAAGGGTAGTCTCCACAACTCCTGAAAATTCGGCGCTGTGGTAGACCAATTAATAGTCGTAACTAGAAAAGGTTTATCTAAGATCTTTTCGTAATTCATTCTAAATTCTGGGTCTATATGTGTTACTTTAGGTAACTTATTATAAATGGACGGTATTTCTACAACTTCTTTTGTCCTCAAAGAAGTTTGATATTTATCAAAATTTGTTTCAATTGTAGTGAAGTAATTAGTTTACAACTCAAAATATTAAATTATCACTATATTCAATAGATGGAGCGCCTTGAGATTGCTTTTGTTGTCAATTCCCTGGTTACAAGGTTTCCATTATAAGGTTACAACAACAAAAGGTAGGTTTTTACATTGACCTACAAACAATTTTTAGCTATTTTGATTAACATGGCGCAACCCTGGTTCACATAAAATGTTCAACACGATAATACACCAAAAGCTTTACTATAATAATCATCATAGCTGCCCTTGTTGTATAGTTGTATTAAATAATTTTCAGGTAATGAGGAATAATCAATATTTCGTTCCAAACATACTTTTTCTAGGACTTTCGTATCTCTTTCGTAAATGTCATAGTGTAAAAATATCTCTCTCTGAAAACTATTTATTTTATCTCTCAAAATTAATTCTGGATCTTCCTTCGACGAATCCAACCAAGACAACGTGCTATAAACTGTTTTTAACTCTAACGGACAGGTTATAGCACCCAGTTTTGGGTGAAATCTAAAATATCTTTTCAAAAAAGTCAACTCTTCTACGGGTTGAAATGGTGTAATGATTTTCCCTTTTAAAGAGTCTGTCATTTCCATTCCTAATGAATTAAAAAACTTCTCCATAGTTATAGCGTTCAAAAAGTGTTCGTATTTCCTATTAACGCATCTATTTAACCTATCGTCACCGTATACGGGATCTGATAGATCTTCGTGGAATTTTAAGTGATTTGGAACAAAATTATTATTCTTCATCTCTCTATAGTACCACATCGCTGTGTACACTCTATTCACTAAACTATTAAAAATGGCTGTTAACCAACATCCTGATGGTAAAGAATGAGTTAAGATCCAAGAATCATCGTTTACTACAACTACGTTATAAGCTATATTCAACAACACATTCCTAGCTGCTTGATAATGCTTTCCTTTGTAGAAACTCAAAATTTTTTCGGCTACTAACTCTTGCACTTGCACTCTCATGTTCTTATCATACTTTCCTATGTCTCCTCCCCAGCATCTTCCTCCTTGCATTCGTTGATACAACTTGGGCCACTCCGAGAATGGATTTAGTCCAATCATTATCTCATTAAACCATCTCTCTTTCACTATCTTCTTAACCATTTTACCAAAACATTTCTTAGTTAAAACTTGCATGGTAACTGGACTAACTCTAAAACTGCGAGGTTCTGTCTTCTCCAAATTCCTTAATTCATCTTTCAATGTCTCAAACCAAGCTATATCAGCTACTTCTATATCCCCTGTTGCCATCTTAGATTCAAATTGATCATACAAAACACTAAACTTTTCTTTAAATTTACCTGTTTCATAATCAAAACAATCTAACTTGTCTTTCAGCGGAAAAATACCGTTAGATGACTTTTTATTAATATGAGCCAACATTTCATCTCCTTTTACAATTTCCCACTCTGTTAAATCATCAAAATCCTCAAAATATAAACCTAATACCTCACCTGCAAAATCCAATTCTTCTTGGTTCACTGGTCCTATAGGTAACCTACTTGATCTAGATACATCTTTAACTGTATGGGCGCCATAAACACTAAGATTTGCTGGCTGTCTAGTAACCTCAAAGGCTCCATACAAAGGTGACTTCACAAAATTGCTATTTTTAGGCACATATATACTCAGATCGGTTTTAATTTTCATACCACTACACTCTTCTATATCTTTGCAGTTGATATCTGCAACTATTTTCAATCCCTTGTCTTCTCTAGCTAAAATTTCATAGAGTTGCTCTCTACATTGGTTTGACCATTGCAACGTAACTCCCACTTTCTTTGCTTCATGTCCTGCAACGTGCATTCCAGTTATCAAACCTTGGGATGTAACAACAAGTGTCCCGCACATCCCTGGAAAATGTAACTCATCATATATTAACGGATTAATTACTGTGTTCATCTTCTCACCAACTGGATAAATAATGGGTCCATGTTGCGTCGAATTGGATAAAATCCCCTCTAACTTAACAATTCTATTAGGAAAAACTAAACCTATTGTCTTATCATTAAACAAAGTTTGAAAACTACTGGCTAATTTTGGAAATGGTGTTGGAAATCCATCACTCAGTGATACGATCGCAACATCATTTTCAACATTTTTATACAGTAACTGTACTGGCGAATGGTCTATTATCCTATGGTTCTTACTTCTATTCTTAAACACTACAACTTGCAGTTTCCTCTCCAATACCAAATGATAAGGTACAAGTAGTTTCCTACCTGAGATTAAACTATGACATGATACTGTTCTAGTAACATCTTTCTCAACAAAAACCATATCTATTTCAAACATTTGGTTTGAAATTTTAGATAACAGACTGTGACTACTATTTAAATCCAAAGACTCATATTTATCTAAATAATCGCTACCTTTAACAACGGTAGCTAACGATACAAATGAACCTTCGGAATGAAAAACTTCCTTACACTTATAAATTATGGTAGTAACTAATAAACCTAAAACTACAGCACCGCACGCTTGTAACGGGTGACTTACAACTAATGTTATAAAGTCCGCTAAAAACTGCTTGCATACGTCTAAAGCGTACTCAAAATAAGAAATCAACAATTCCTTATACTCACTCACTAAACTTTCTGCCATAAAAGGGTTATTATCTCTTACAAATTTAATATCATCGTCCAGCAATGTATTATTAGCTAATTGTTCCTTTTTAAGCGTTTTCAAACCCATAATAATGGTTGTTAACCACGTTAAAAACTGGTTCTGACTCTCTACATCACAATACGTCTCTAACTCTATATTTCTAGTATCTAGAAATTCTACGAAATCAGATGGGAAAGCTTGTAAAAATTGTTTGGTTTTAATATCATAAAATTTAAAACAAGCTACCCCTTTCATAGTATCTCCTACCCCAGTTACATTTTGAAAATCAAACACATAACCTCGTCTCCATAAAGCTTCGGGCGTTTCAATGCAATCCTTAGTAGTAAATCCTTGTAGGTGAGTAAAATTATTAGTAGTTAATAAAATAATTTCACTATTAAAGTATTTAGTATCTTTCAAACTTGCTTCTGCACAATCCAAAGGTAGTTTTACAGCTGAAACCCAATTAATTAAGTTTCTCCACTGTGATTTCCCCATTTGTCCTACGTCATCCATATAAAAAATATCTTCGTTGTTATAAGAATCATACCAATCTTTAGAATCTTCTGCACACTTCACTATATGTGAATAGTGAGTTAACCCCAAAGTTGCAATAACTTTATTAACTGTCACTGACTTCCTGCAACCAGGAGGTCCTTGAAAGACAAAACAACTCGGTTCTTGTCTCGAGGTATTCTCATACGAATATACGGCTTTATAAATACGTTCAAACTCTGTAGCAACATCGCCCAAAGGCTTGTTCCTACCAAAAAATCTTTTAAGATTCAAATCATGACACTCTTTATGTAAACCTTTCACTTCTGTTCTAAAAGCATCAACTAAAATAATATGTTTATCTTTCACATATTGCGTCAACAACTTTTGCGCTTTACAAATAAAAATAAACTCAACTAAACCAAACAACTCTAAAGCTGAATTCATATATTCCTGTATTGCTAATGGAAAATATGAAATAATAAATGATAAAGCTCTCGCCAATAAGGAAAAAAATTCAAAAATAAAACCATTATCATCAAACAATTTCTTGTTCGTTAATAAGGCCATTTTCTTAATTATTATTACTAAACTAGCTGGCAAAATTGTACTAACTCCCGCAATCAAAATAGACTCCAGGGACTCAGATTGAAAAATTTCACTCTTTTCTACTAGATCATAAATATCCAAAACTAAACCGGATAAGTTTAAAACGCTAATACCCTCTTCATGAACTATACGACCAACGCTCACTAATATTTTAACTAAATATACGCCATATTCTTTAATGATTTTATAAATGCCAGAGTCGCTTACCGGATTTATTATCTTTTCTTTAAGCATTTCATATTTAGATTTCACTTGAGTACTAACACGTCCAACACTTGCTATCATTTCAAAGATGGTGCTAACACCACCCAAAAAATCGGTAAATTGTTTCTTGACATTTTGATAAGTCTCTGTTAAAGTTTCTTGTTCGAAAATCTGGTTTTTAACTTTAATTACCATACTTCGAGCATCCTTTTTCTTTCCTTCAAACTTAACTGTCCACCCTTTAAACTTAAAGCATGGTAAATCTCTTCTATCAAAATCTTTCTTATACACTTCAATTAAACTCTTCCTATATACATCTAAAATGTATAATTTGGAGCCTATTTTTGAAACATATTTAACAAAATCTTTTTCTCTAACTTCTGAAATAAAATAGTCTTGTTTATATAAATTAATATTTGCTTGGGTTAAGGCACAAGCTGAGCCTTGGAAAGAAACAGATTCCAACTGTTGTTTTTTGTTTTGTGTATTACATGGATGCATTACGCGTTTTTTAAAAAAGTTATTTAGTCCATTACTCGGCACAACCCTTTGGTTAAATACACTAAAAAATACAGGTGCTTCCTCATTTTCCTAGCGGAATTAGTTTTGAAACTATCTCTTCATGATAGTCGGATGTAACTCTCCTTACAACTGGATATATAAAATAATGTATCAGGATTAAAAGCACTGATAAAGCTTTAGAAAGTAACAGATTCTAACTGTTTTAAATTATATTATCTATTCATTAACGCATTTCGCATTTTGGTAACATAGTTATTTGACACAAAGTCTGGCACTACCCTATTTAATAATCATTCAATACAGGTTCTACCTCCTTTGAATAATGGGATTACTTTAAAATTATTCCTCCCAGAATAATCTGATGTGACTCATCTCACAACTGAAAATATGTAATTATATTGTTAATATAAAATTCATAAACGAAACCAAACTAATGCAGCTAACGTAATTGGAGTAAACTCAAACAGCGTTAACTAAACTAATCAGATTGCGTTGGAAAAAAT